TTATTAGATGATACGCCACCAGTAGTCCAACCTCCTGCACTTGAGGCATTGCTGCCGCCTGCATTGAGAGATCCACCACCGCCGCCACCGCCACCTCCGGCATTAACAGCTATTGTACCACTAAGATAAAAATATGAGCAAGCACCTCCACCTCCTCCACATCCAGACCACCCACTAGTTCCATCATCACCACCTTTACCACCATCGCCGTTACCTACAACAACTCCCCCATTTCCACCTACAGCTGCTCCAGTTCCGCCCGGACCAGCTGCACCAACAGTACCAGGAAGTAATGAATAACTACGATTAGAATTGCTTGAAGGAATACTAAAGACTCCGGTTCGTCCATTTCCTCTACTACCACCAGGACCGCCAGCATCAAAACCTCCTGCTCCACCGCGAGCACCACCAATACTTAATTGTATATTTTGAGCACCTCCAGGAATAGTACCATTAGTGCCATTAAATCCACCTGTTACTTGAACATTTTGTGATGACATTATAGTATTTCTCTAAGGTTATTCCAATTTGATTCTATTTCTGGATCATCATTGTCAAACCTAACCTGAATTGGGTCTGATGCTCTGATTTCTACTGGTATATCTATGTCAGTAATTTGAATAGGATCACTAACTGCTGTCTCAAAATCAGGTGCTTCTACGTTATCTGATGGAATTTCATTACGATTTTCTGGGACATTAACAGAATCAGGCAACTGGTCAATCTCAACATTAGTTACAGGACTTATCACTGAAGAAATAGATCCTCCACACCCATTTGCAAATAATGTCCATTGAATAGAAGCAGGACCAAAATTATCCCATGGTATATTAGGAGTGAAAGTTTCTGTTGTTGAAGCATTTGATTCATCACTAACACTAGGTGTTAAATTATATGTAACAGATGTTACTACTCCAGTAACCCCAGTAAATGTACCTATAACACCAACACCTCCAGCTGCATTAGCATATGTTATTTCTGTACTAATAGAATCATTGTAATCAATATTTACTGGAAAATTACCAGAAATTTGTGGAAGTTGACAAACATTAACTGTTATTTGGTCAGAATCAGCACCACCTGGACCCGTTGCAGATAAAGTATAAGTTGTAGAAACAGTTGGAGACACACCACCGGAACTACTAAGGAGAACTTGACCATTCGCAGTAATAGCAGGAGAAATTGACGCTGTTAAAGCACTACCAGTTACTGCCCAAGTTAATGTTGACTCTTGTCCAACAGTAATAGGGTTTGGAGATGCACTAATAAATTGAGCATTTGTTGGTTGATATACAGTTATTCCAACACTCTTACTGGTAGTTGCTCCTTGAACACCACCTTCATTATCAGCAGTTAAAGTATATGTTGTTGAATTATTAGGACTAACATTGATAGAACCTACGCCTACCCCACTTGAATTAAATGTTGTATTAGATAGTACACTACCAATTCCTTGGTTAATATCAATATCTGTAATATTACTTCCAGTAACTGTCCAGGATAATGTAGCATTTCCTGGAGAAATATAAGATGCTGGTGTAATTTCAAATACTACAACTGGCGGTGGAGGAGCTAAAACTACAACTCGCACAGTTCTTGATGATGATCCTACGGGACCAACTGCTGTCAAAATATAATCAGTAGTTGCAGCAGGTGATACAGTTATAGTTCCCGATGGATCAGAAACTGCTCCTACTCCAGCATTAATACTTGCACTAGTTGTATCCCCAAACACAATCCAAGATAATGTAGCACTTCCTTGAAATGGTATTGTAACTGTAGTATCTTCATTAAAATTTGTTAGGAAATTTGGATCTCCAGAAAAAGATGCACTCGGAAGAAAATCTACTCTTTGATCTTGTGACCATCTTTCACCTTGATCACTCTCTTCAAAAACAATATTAATACCAGCATCCGCACATCGTTGAAAGAAATAGTTGTACGACGCTAGTACAGTGGATTTTCTCATCGAACCCGAAATGTCTAACCATAGGGATACATAAGAACCTGGTGGTTGACTTCCTAGATTACAAATAGCAAACCAATCAGATCTATTTGCAACACTACCATTATCTCTATTAACTGTAACTGTATGAGTTAAAGAGTCGCTAATATAATTTGATGGTCTTAATAAATCAGGAAAAGATCTACCTGGTTGTAGCAACCAAAATTCTCTACCATTACCACCATTGTTGGGATAATCTGCTCTAAATCTATTCCAATCATGCTGAATAACTGCAGCACTATTAGGATAACTACTTGGATATCCTGCTTCTGGATTATTATTATAGTTATTTCTTGCCTGGTTACCTATCGATTCATCAATAACTGATATACATTGAGTTCTTGGGATTACCATATCTAAACCTCAAATTTTAATAATGTATGTAACAATAATAAAAGGAGTTACTACTTCATTCAATGCATTAATGTTTTCAACAGATACGTTAAGTGTTGTATTTACATTATCTGCAGGGATTGGGAAAGCTTGATGAGAATATGCGAAATTAGATGTATATGAAATTGGTTTACCAATTTTATGAGTATGCCCGGAAAGTGCAGTTGTGTTTTGACTACTCACTTCGAGTTCATTACCAGATCCACTATTTGCAATCTGCTGACCATTATCTTTACCATCTCCACCGGTTTGATGGTTTGTTGTATAGTTTAAAACATTTGTATTAGCTTCATGAGCATGACCTTGAAAATTTTCAATGTCTAATAATGTACTAGATGAAGTAGTATCAAAAGAATATTTTGGATTAGATTTCATAGCATAAGTATTCAAAACCGGTTCCCCTACAAAATTACCAATGAAGTCACATGTCAATTGAGTTCCTTCGTTACAAAAAACTTCTACAGAAGGACCAACTCTAGTCTCATCAGTATCTCCAACAAGTGTATTTAAATAGTCACCAGTTGATCTATTAGGTGTAATAACTTTGGATCCCAAATCGGGTAATTGAAATTGACCTAAATCTCCAGTTTCTTCATCTGGTTCTCTTAGTACCACATTATCTTTTTTAAACTTACAATTAGTCCCAACACCAAGAACTTTGGATAATGCATAAAAATCTGAAGCATTTTTAATGCTACCATCACATTTCAAAAATCCTCCAGGTATAACATCAATAAAATCTGAAGAATTTGGATCATTAATGCCCCCAATTAACGGAGTAGCATGAACCTGAATGGATCCGATATATCCCCCAAATTTTGCTCTTACTTGTGAATAATTATTGTTTGACATTTTAATATGCTCTGATTACGTAAACACAAGTCATTCCAGGTTGAGTAGTATTGAAATTAATTTGGAATACTCCAACATTTCGTGCATTATCTAAACTTAAATTATCATTGGGTGCAGTAACATACACATTTAATGTATTTAATGGTCTCAAACCTGATAATTCAAAGTTAACATCAAATTCATCATGGGTATGTGATTGAATTACATCTTGTGTACCACCAGATTGTACTGTGCGGGTGAAATCCCAACCAGGATTACTATTTAAAGTATCATAAGATTTGAATGCAGTTGGATTTGATAATGCAGGTATATTACCAGCATATTCTACCAAATCTGGATAAAAACTAGTTTGTCCGGTAGGTAGATCTAGACTATTTCCTCCTTGTCCATATGCCACCGCTCTTGCTTCTCCAGGACCAGCATTAAATCCGAAAATACCACCAGATAATGCATTACCATCATAAGTACCACTAGTTCCAGGAAAACTTCGCACATTTTGTGGTTGAGTAAGATCTGCTTTAATAGGATTCCACTCAACATATTTTGGAGTCCAGTTAACAGGAGGATTTTCAGCAAAGACTCCTGCTACTGTTCTTCCTGCTTGTCCACCACCAAATCCAGATTCACCTCGGTCATAATCACCACCCATTTCATATTCTACAATAAAACGATTGTCATCAGTGATAAAAATATCGTCATCACTTTGCTCAACTTGAGCATTAAAAGTATAGTTTATATTTCCCCAAGGAACAACACCTTCTCCAGGTGCAGTAGTGGGAGTTGCTCTAATTGTTTCAATATTACCACTATGACTATGAGTTTTAACATGCCCTCTACCTAATTTTCTAGGTCCAAAATATACTATTTTAGAACCAGTACCGGAACCTGCAATAATAGTGTTTCCTGATAATTTTCCAGTATAAAAGTAACTAAGGGTTCCACTATCACCACCTGATGTAAATGTTCTCTCATTCAACTCAAATATTACATCAGTAGCAACATCATTAAAAGAAGTAGGTACACCTACATCACTATTCACTCCAATATAAGGCACAACTTCTGCTATCGCATCAGCCTGTTGATCAAATGCTCGTCCGGTAGGAGTTGCAGGACCATAATAATCAATTTCTTGATCAACTAAAGGTCTATTAATTAATGCCGGAAGTACAACTTCTCCTTGATAATTTGGAAATTGTCCTTGAAATGTAGATATTGATCCTTGTTCTACTGCATTAATAGTAACACTAATATCAGTACCATTACCAGAATTTCCACTTGGAATAGTTAATGTATCTCCTACTTGATAATTAATTCCTTGCTGTAGTAAAGCAACAGTAACTAAATCACCCAAACCATTGGGTGCTCCACCTCCATTTGTTCCCTGATCACCAACTACAATAGAAAATGTAGCACCGGCACCACTACCATCGTCTGGAGAAGAAGTATATGTTCCTGGAGTTCTACCAGTTTCAATTGATGCGCCAGAAGAAAAAGTATCGATTAACCCTTCAGTAACTGCTGTAGAAAGATTATATGTATCCCCAATTGCTCTTGCTAATAGAGGAAAATCGGCAGCTGATATTTGTGATCCATCACATGGAATCCACCCATCGGGGATATCGGATGTACCCCCGGTCCATGGCATAATTGTTCCTATAGCAGCTGCCTTGGCAGTTTTAATTTCTTGATAGAATGACATCTGTTATACGTCCATTAGATACCAACCCTCTCGGTTTGG